TCACCGCACCGCCTATAATCTGAACTGTAGGCAGCAGGAAGTATTTCACACTATACGGCTGTTCATTATCCGCTATTTTGTAAACTGTCTCCAGTTCTAATTCTATTGACATAATAGGCTACGCTCCCGGCTCCGGTTTTGCAGCATCAACGACCTTCCAACAGGGGTTTTCATCAAGGATAGTCCCACCATTCTTTGAGGTTTCAACTGAAACGATAAACGGCTTCTTAGGGTCGGGGAAAATCATCTGCCCTCGCCATGTGGTCAGCTTTATGCACTGATATTGTTTTTTGGGCATCATTTATCCTCCTAAGTATTCAATAATCACGTCTATTGTACCAGACGCCGCGGCATCGTTTGTAGAAATCACAGGCTTGACCCACTCACCGATATTCTCAGGGAGTATCAATGAAGCAATCCGATCCCCTACGGCATAAGTAGTGGCAACGCTCATAGTAATAACCACAGAATGGCTATCTGGTGTTGGTACTGCGAACGTACCGGTCTCTGTAGCACATTCCTTTAATGAAATCGTAAGTGTTTTAGTATCCGCAATAGCCACCGTAGTTTTGGCTAAAACAGTAACGGCCATACGGCTTCTTGTGCCGTCCACGCGGAGAGCGGTGGTGTCACCAATAGTTGTAGAGGTATTGGCTGGCACCGTAGTACCGTCCTCGAACATCTGATTTTCAAAAATCAGTTTATGTTTATACATCAGCTTATCCTTTCTAAAGTATAACTTTTTCCGTTCCGTCCAGTATATTATAACTCGTAATAACTGGGATACCTTCCCATTCATCAATACGCCTACTATACTTCTTGTCTTCAACACCCATTTGCAGTTTGTTTTCCTTGAACGGAGAAAGCGCCAAAGTTTTACATTTTGGATGACAGAATATCATTGTATTCCTGTCAGCACCACGCACTGAAGCTATAGCATCATCTATCTGAAGAGAGGTCGGCAATGAACCAGTTTGAATATTAGCAATCACCGCAACGGTTCTGGTCGATATATTCAACCAACCGAAATATCCCTTCAGTGTCATGCCATACCCCAGCACACCCGGCAGACTTTGTAAATCATAACGATTTCCGCCATTGATTGCGACTTCTTCCAACAGGGATCCTTGTTTAAAGCCGTTGGGATTGAACAGGCCAATATTTTCAGCCTCATCAAACCTAACCACCATCATGGAATAGACCGTGCCACTGGCAGCCCCCGCCTTAAAAATATTTCCGTCATCGACCGCTTTTGCTTGCCAGTTGTTATAATAGAAATGCACTTCAGCATCCATACCGGCTTGTTTCAATAAAACAGGCGTTTTATCGGCAAAATATGCTGAGGGAGAACCAAATTGTTTGCTTGTATCTTCACCAACTTCCATCCGTCCGCCAAAGATAGCAAGATCAATCTTCTCTAACCCGCTACTAATGTTCATAGTTGGCAGCACAGAGTTGGCATTAACGAACTGAGCACCCGTAATGCTTGTTAATTTTTCGGCCATATGCCAAAATTCATGGGTTGATTTCTTGAAACGCAGCCTTTCCAGAATTGGAGCGTTCTCAGTCAGCTCATCAACCATCTGGGGCTGCTTCTTGGCATGTTTCATTGTAATTTCTTTTAAATCATATGTAGCCATATTTTTATCCTTTTACTATCCTTATTATGTTTTAAACATTCCCTTAAACGCAGTTTCATAGCTGATAGGCTTGTCATTACCACCCACTCCGCCAGGAGAACCTGTACCAAGCGAGTCCTCACCGACCATTGCTCCAATAGTGTACATTAGCTCAATAAACATCGGATCATTAACGATCGGGTTGCCATTTAATGCCGGTGCAAGCCTACCGTCCATTTTCTTGTCCAGAGCTTGAACTGCCAGCAAGCTTTGATCTTTGTTTTTGTCGTAGTCCTTTCCCCATTGCGTTTTAAGTGCTGTAGTCCCGGCTTCAATAGCCGCCTCGTTCTGTTTTGCGACCAGTTCCTGCTGATACTTGATCAAGCCTTCAGCCTGCTTTGGGGTTATGTCGCTTGTCATGCAATGAGTCGTAAACCCGCTCAGTGTCTCTTTTAGGGTCGCTTTCGCAGTGTCATCTAATTGAGCATCTGCAAAGATACCGTCCAGTTTAAAATCATCAGGGGACTTTGCATAGGTGTGTTTTGTTCCCTGTTCAATTGCACTCAAGGCATCGTCAACGGAAGCAAAACCCTTGAGTTTTTCGTGGGTCGCTTCCGGCAATGAGCCGTACCATTCTTGGCTTTCCTGCGTATTACCACCACCATCCCCGCCCGTAGTTTCATTCCCAGCGCCTGTTTGACCAGTGTTCTCGTCTGCCATATCATTCCCCTTTGTTAGTTTGTAAGATTAAATCCATATTCCGCCGCCTGCGCATCATGCGTTGTATATCATCATGCACGTCCCCTGCTGTTATAGCGAGGTCATCAAGCAGCCCTTGCCCAAAGTCCTTCAGCACGATTGACATCACCATCTGGGCGTTGTCAGGACTCCATGCAGTGTCAAAAGTGCCAGCCCGTTCTAATATCTCACAGACCACACGAGCGCCTTCCGGTGTTTTCGCCACCACTGACAAGTCAGATAAGTAGCTGATATACGCTTCTTCCGCCTCTTGCCTTTGCTTCTGGCCAATCTCAACAATATCTTCCATTATGCCTGACTCCTCATAAGTTCGCCTGCAATTGTCTTGTCAGTGCCCACGCTGCCAAGCTTGGCGGCCTGTTCAGCCTGCATCTGTTCAGCTTGCATTTTTGCAGCTTGTTCCTCTTTTCGTTGCTCTTCTGCAAGGATTTGCTCATATTCTTCATCACTTCTGATTATCCTTGCCGGAGCACCCACGCCTATTGCTATTTCGTCAATGACTTGTGGCATATTAAGCTTATGTAATACCGTAGGCGGCATTTGTGCCGTTATCTGCATTTCTGCAAGAGCTTTTACATCAGCCACTACTACCCTCGCCGCCTCAGCTCCTACCTGCCTCAAGGATTTAGCAACCGTTGACATGTACTCAATTTCCATACCCCCAGCGTCCAGTAATGCAGGTGGTGGTTCGGGAAAGAGTCCGGCGCGGTCAAGAATGTTATGAGTATGCAAGAACATCTTATCCAGCACGTTAGGTTCATAAATGGAAACAACCGGCGCTATTTGCTGCAATCGTTCCCTTTTTCGTTCCATGTATTCCGTTGCGGTCATATCTTTGGGACGCATCTCTTGTGGGAGGTCATAAAACAAATCAGCTTTGGCAACAGCCGCTATGCGTTCCATCATCACTTGGATATCTTGTGAAGCATACTGGTAGCCCTGATATGGAATTTCATACAGTGCCCTTACGCCCTTAGACTCCACTTCAGACACTGCGGTTTCACCACCGGGTTGCACCTGTAGCTTGTATTTAAACTTAGACGGCTTGATTGTAGGAGGATTGACAAGCTTACCCAATGCAATCAGCTTCAAGCGCTCCGTCTCATTCATTTGCAGGGTCATTCGCAGTAGCTGGTGTCCTGACCCCATTCCATAAGCAGATGCACCCACTCTTGAAAAGGGAGCGTGATAATATGGCATTTCGTGATAGCCTGATTCTGACAACACGTCCTTGACTTTATCCTGACCGTCCGGGAAGTCTTCATAAAGAAAAGACTCATAAGGCATATTCAAGTTGTCAATCTTGCGATCATCATAGTTCGCACGTGGCCTGACGACATGCACAATATCAACGGGTGTGTAGGGGTTATGCTCCAAGATGTGTTTGGTCTTGTCGCTTAACTTCTTAATCCCATATTTCTTTTTGAGTTGGCCGGCAGACCATTTGAGCCGCCTGACCACAGTATCCAGTTGACCTTCAGAATCAAGAGCTACACAGTAAGTCCCAAAAGTACAGCATTCAAAGTGAGACAGCGTGGTCATATTGCTATCTTGGAATAACAACAGATCGCCAAAGCCGAATAGCTCTAAATTACACAGGTAGATAGCCTGATAAAATCCGCCCTTTTGCAAGACCATATCAATGCGTTTCATTCGGTAGTCCAGATGTTCCCTGACTCCGAGAGATTCCATCACTTTATCATCTTGTACTCTCAAGCTTTTCCAAGGCAAACCTTCAGGTGTCATGCCAACTGTCATACCACCCGCTGCACGTTCTAATGACAGGGTAGCCGCCGGATTGATATTCTTTTTGCCACGTTGAAGAATAGTCTTTTTATCTTCGCCTTCATCTGGCCAGAACCCACGATAGGGGAGAAGATATTCAGAAATCTTCTTAGCGTCCTCATCCTCATTGGTCTGGCGTTCGCCTTCAAGGTATTCGACCAGTGCTCTTATTTCTTTTAGTTTTTCAGCAGACATAGTTATTTTTAGAAACCTAACGTTTGAAGCCAACCACCCAGTGGATTGGATAATATAGTGCCACGCAGTCCCTGCTTATTTTGTAGCCTCTGTTGTCCTGTTGTCCGTGCTCTCTTTGACCCTGCCTTCCGTTCCTCTTCAGGTGTGAATGGCATTTTTGCCGCTGCTGGCGCTGTTGGTATTGTCGGCGTGTTTTTCCCACCCATAACCTTGCTCCTTAAAATCGTATATTGATATTATTCCGTCTCGGTACTTATTTTCCTCGGCAATATAACAAGCCTTTGGCAGCCTTCCGAGTATGCGGAAACCAGCTTCCTGTAAATATCTTATTACATGCGTAAAAGTGATAGGTGTTAGGCCATATAAGCTCGCTACTATCTTGTTTTCCTTAAGCCATTTCAGCGAAAGCTTGGCACATAAAACAGCTTCATCATGGGTCATGTCCCAAGTACAGAAATGCACCTGAGCCGCCTTTCCTTGAAAGCCATTGAGCCAGAAGAAGCCTACCGCTCCTCTGTCAGTTAATTCTAATTGTACCAGCCAGCAGTGCAATGGAATCTTCGTATTTTTAACAAACGATAGCCATTCATCAGCCGTTAAAATGCCGTCATCATAAAATAGCCATTCAGTGCGCTTGTGATATTCTGCACTATCAAACAGCGCCTTGATTTGTTCATCGGTCAAGTTTTTCGCATGTGTCCATATCAATTCTTTAGAAGGATAAGGGATCATAATCCACTCCATTACTTACATTTTGGTCGCCGCTCACGTTCGGATAGCCGCCCCTGAGTTCCACATACTCGTCAGGGTCTGGAAACGTGGCTTGTAGTTTCGGGTCAAGAATTCTGGCCATACAATCCAGCATGTCATCATGCTGGCATACCGGGAAAGCGAGAAACTCTTCATCCTCCCATTCCTTTATGATGTTGCGGAAACTCTCAGCAGTATCTCTGATTGTCAACACGCCGGGCGTGTAGAAACGGAAGTTTTCAAATATTGGTATAAGCATACGGATACGGTCGTTCTTAGGCATCTTGCCACCCAATGCCACAATAGAAAAATGGAAGTTCTGTTCATCCTGAACATATTCAATATGCTCAATGTCCGCTTGCATTCCGTATTCTTCATAACCCACCACGATCGGTTTGTATTGCCTGACAAATGCAAATAGCTTCTGAGTCCGCTGTGTTAAGTTCAGCCTATCACGTAGGCCGTCAATCAAGTAGTATCTGTTATCAGGCGCTAACCCAATGACCCACATGACAGTATAGTCATTTCCAGTGTTTTTGATTTTCCTTGCACTGGCAGGGTCAACTAAAAGATAGATATTCATTTTGTCGTAGAACTCGTGCTTAGGCGTCCACGCCCTAATCCATTCTTTTGAAAACCCTTGCGCTTCATCGGCTCTTGGATTCTGCAACATCTGACATGCGAAAATGTAGGGACCTTGATCACGTCTCTTGTCAACCAGAATGTCTTGACTCATAAATACCGCTCGCCCGTCCGGAGTTCCGTCTTCAGTGGCTGGATAAATGCGTTCTTTCGCCGTCTTAGCCTTTAACAAAGCGCCCCAAGCATCATTCAGATGATACCGTGTACCGATCATCCGCCTTCTATAATTGGTTTTTTGTGAACCAAGAGAAAACGACAGCCTCACTGCATCATATGCTTTACTGAGCTGGTCATGGTTAGTAACTGACTTTTCAGTTACAACATCGTCATAAACTAAAACCTTAAAGTGCTTGCCTGTTGGCATACCACCGATCAACCCCCACGCCTCAATAGTTTCTTCTCTGCTATTTGACTGGCGCTTAACTCTTATGCCCTTATCAAGGCCCCAGCATGGCGACTCTTTGTCGGGCTTTGTGTATAAAATATCAGGGTATAGCTCTTGCAAAAGAGTATTGTTTTCAAACTCTTCTTTAATCTGCTTTAAGAAATCCTGTGCCAACTCACGCTTGACGCTGAATATTCCGAATGTCAACTCAGGATCATTCAGAATGTCCTGAATGGTTAATGCAAACGTAATGATTGTCGACTTATAATGCTCACGTGCCCATAAATCCAGCATCCCATCAGGTTCGGCTTGTACTTCTCTGCACCTTGCATAAAGCCAGTCGTTGTTTACATCCCGTCTATTCAGCAAAAAAGTGAGAAGGAAGAATAAATCACGCCTGCCTAATTCTGCCAGCAGCTCTTTGTACGCTGTGATTGATTGCTTCTTAGCCGCCTGAATCCACGTCTGATATTGCTCATTCTGCGCATTCCTTGTTAGCATTCATGATATCCTGTTCCAGTTTCTTGATTTCGTCTAACAGCTCTATGGATGCTCCGACCGTAGTCTCATTTGTATTCTTATTATCTGACTCATGCTTTTCAGCGTATCCGTGCTTACCGAGTAATAAGCAAGTTACCTTTGAACTCCACTTACAATTAACCCCATTTTTGAGCAATAATTGCTGCTGGCGCTGCATCATTGCCGAGTAAATGTCAGAAAACTCTTTTTTATCAGGCGCTTTTCGCCATTCGGTAATAGTCTCTCTACTCACCCCGATCACAAGCCCAAGCCCGGCAACGTTAGGGAATTCATCATCACACTGTAAATAACCACCATAAACATAATCCCATGCAGCCTCAACGAGTTCAGGCGTGTACTTCGTAGGCCGTCCGCCCCGATTGCCTAAAGCATATTTATTTCCTATTGGTGCTCCCATAATAAACCCCCAATATATCAATGTTTTGCATCTGTCAAGGCAAAAAGTGATTTTCCCCAAAAAAACCTCTTGACATCTCTGTCGGCCTTGTGGTACTTTGCATACAACTTGGACAACAACTACAAAAACGACACAAAACATTAAAAAAGGAGCAAACCAATGAAACCAGAAACAGCCATAAAACAATTAGAGAATGACAATATCAGCGGAGTTCATGAATTGCTACGACTCCAAGTCTTGAAAAACATCAAAGGGCTTAAGACAATGAAAGGACACCACTTGACAACAAGCTGCTCGCAAGTCATGGCCTCGCTTGTATTTCATAAGTGCCCTGCAACCCTCGCAGAAGCCGCTGTCAAGATCAGTGCGAATTGCATTGCTCTTTCACTGGGTAAGCCGACACCATATCAAATTTATATCTAAACGCAAAGGATCAAGACAATGAACATCACAAGAACCGATAAATATCAAAAGCCTGATCTTGACATACGAGGAGACCTCGTAGTTATTGATTATATTGACGAATGGCGAAGTCACCCTGATTATGGAAAATGGGGAGCTCCGACCATA